GTAAACTGAATCACAATCTTTAATAGGAACAGTTATAGCACGATGTATATTGCCGTTATGGTTATCGCTGTGAATTTCAATTTTATGTCCTTTTCTAAATATGCCTAGTAAGACATTGCTAGTATGGTCAAACGGTAATTTGAGTTCTTCAAATATAATTTGTTGAATATCTTTTGGCAGTCTTCCTACAAAACTACCGCGATTAGTCTCTACAATGGACATAACAGATACATATATTCTGTCAAGGTTGTATTCAGATAATTGGACATATTGATGGTGCATAGACTATTTAATTCGCTTGTCAAGTGTGCTATAATAATTTGTATTTTAAAGGTATAACATGAGTGTAGATGATAAAAGACTAGAAGAACTTGTAGCCAAATTAGACGAAGTAATACAACAGTTTCCAGACATGGCGCCGCACAATATTAGTGCTATATTGTTGAGCCGTGTAACACTATTAATGACCATAGATCCTGCTACCGGCAAAGAACTACTTAAATACGTTTGGACACAGTTAGACGAAATAGAACAAGCCGACCCAGGGAGCATGATACCATGACATATAATGAATTCGATTTAGAACAATTTGCTGACTTATTTGATCAAGCAATGACTTCAGATAATCCTACAGTTAAACGTGCATTTAAAAACTTATTAATGGTTGCGGCCATTACCGAATCAGATGAGAAGAAAGTAGTAGGACCTATGCGCGAACTACTAGACGAACTTAAAGCATTAAGACAGAGGGTGAATAACTTAGAAAGTCAGTGGATACATCCACAAACACCTACACCTTACACTCCTGGAACACCTATGGGTCCAGTGCCTTTAGGGCCTTATGTACCTTCTCCAACAACTTGGCCAAACACTGGTATCCCAGGAGGAGTTTGGTATACTAACGGAACTGGCAATGTTCCTATTACAGGACAAGGAGCAAGCTCAACAGCATTTGATGATCAATTTACACCAGAACCTATATTGCCTGCATACAAGTTCCAAGACTTTATGGATAAATTCAAATGACAACATTTACATCAGAAGATAGAGAAAGAGCTTTACCAAAAGAAGGAACTAAATGGGTAGGATCTACCAGCAGAGAAGAGTTTACTGTACTAGCAGTTTGGAATCCTAACGAAGAAAACGATCCCTGGATTCGTTATCGCAATCAAGACGACAGAGAGTTTAGTTGTAGACTAGAAGCGTTTTTGAGCAAATTTAGTAAAATACCTGATTAAAGGTATTGACTACATTCTTAATCGATAATATAATACTATTATTGAAACACACAGAAAGTAGTTATGACATTTCCACATAAAGATCCAAAAGACTTATTTGGCGCTGATCTTATACAAGTATTCGGCCCAAAAGCTAATCGTCGACACATCAACACACTCTCTATGGCAGAGAAAATGGCTATTGTTGATAAAGTTCCAAAATATGTTGATACAGATGACTTAGGCGATCGTCCTAGCTTCTTTCAAATTACAAATAAGATTTTAACAATCTTACAACAAACACAAGCATTAGATGGTATCGATTTAGATTGGTGTGATGATTTGACTAAGGGTAAACTCCAACGTCATGCATCTTCTTACACTAAAGTTATGAATTGTTACAAAAACAATAAGGTCCAACGCGGCATTTGGCTACAACACTTGCTGTTGGATATCTTATTTGAATTCGATCCCAGTAACGTATTGACGGGGTTGGCTCGCCGTTTGAGCGATGGGACGGACAATTTAAATAATGGACAACATCGTACGGTTGCATCAATTATATTAGGTGTACGAGAAGTGCCTGTTGAATATATCGATAGCGATTTGGAAAGTGTTGATGTTGACTTGTATGCAACAGACAACTTGAATACACTAAGTTCAAGTGAGTTTGACGACTATCGTATTCGTGTACGCCGTAATCAAGTACGCAAGGCAGAAAAACGTACAGACTTAATCCAAAAAGATATCGATCGTGAAACAATGCACGACATCCATGTGCGTTATCAAAGTCGATTTGTCGAAAAAGGTAGTGAAACTGTACTGGCTAAAGAATGTACAGGTGTAGGCAACATGATCAAATACTATGACATGTATGGTCCTGAGATTTACGAACGTGCTGTCAGTATTTGTTGTTCTGTGTTTAGCAAGGCAACTTTTGCAACTGCAAATGCATGGGCAGTTATGGAATTTATCGAAACTCAAATCGAAAATGGCACTATGCAAGATCAACAACTTATGGATTGGTTGATACAACAATCAATACAACATAAGTATTCAGATCCTAAAATCAATGGGATGCACCTTGCAATTAAACAAGCATACAGAGATGATCCAAAGACACCCGTTAAGGATCAGGCTCCTGAGCATAAGTATCTGGCGGCTGGTATCTACAAGTTATGTAGTATTGTGCATCCTGAAATTAATTGGGCAAAAATTAGATATCAAGGTCACGATATATCTACTTACCTTACAGCATTTAAAGTAATGCCAGTTAAAAAGAAAACTAAAGCAGAGTTGTTTGCGTGAACCACGACGAAATCAATCAGTCTATTATAGATAGGGAACTCTTCACAGGAGATGAAGAGTCTACCTACTATAACTTATATGATTATGCAGTAGATAACTACGAAGATCCTTATTTGCTATTTAAATTAGCAATTAAAGGATACTATCAAAAGTTATACAAGTGGACAGATGCTGAAACTGAAAAGTTCATAGAAGACAATAAAGAGTCGTCTGTTAAATGGACAGATGGCATCCAGGAATATTATTATGACTGGGGCAAAGGTAAGAACAAGATAACAGAAGATTACTTGCATGTTCCTAATTTGGACCATATTGATCCTCATAGTTTAAGTAAAGATAATCGTCCCGAAAACTTTCGTATTCGTTGTCGCAGACTAAACGAGAATAGAGGCAACACTAACTCGGATAAAGAAAGACGTGCAACTATTATCGATATGTTTAACGATATGGATCTTTCAAGCCAAATAGATATCTTAAAATATTTAGAGACTATTAAAAAACAGTAAATATTCCATGCGAATATTAGTCACTGGCCATAATGGCTTTATAGGTAAGAACATGGTCGGCTGGCTTCAACAAGAAGACGGCTGGCATGTTGAAGGTTGGGACTGGCATCCTGTTGAAAGACCGGATGTCAGTAACTTTGATTGGGTCATACACTTAGGCGCTAAAGCCGACATGACTGATAATGATGTAGACCAAATACTAAAACAAAACTTAGAGTTTAGTCAATGGTTGTTCAACGAGTGTAACTTGCACGGCACACATTTACAGTATGCTAGTTCTAGTAGTGTCTACGGCGACACTAAAGACTTTAGTGAAACTGCTCCTTGCAATCCACAAACTCCTTATGCTTGGAGCAAGTTCTTATTTGATCGTTGGGTATTTCAACAAGAGCATAAGGTTTATGTACAAGGATTCCGTTACTTTAATGTCTACGGTAAGTATATGCATCTCAGGGGCAAACGTGCTAATGCTATAGAAAAATGGCGTGAACAAGCTCGCAAAGAAGGCAAGATTACAGTTTGGGAAACAGCTGAACACATCAAACGTGATTGGACATGGGTTGGAGATGTTTGCCGTCTACATATAGACTTTATCAAAACTGTACACGGATCAGGCATTTGGAATGTGGGATCCGGACTAGCACACAGTTTCTTGGACATTGCAGAAGAAATAGCCGAACAAGAAGACGTTGAAATAGAGTTTGTTCCAGTTCCGGAATCAGAAAAGAATCGTATGCGTCATGCTACTAAAGCAGATTTAACGCATCTAAAAGCAACTATTGGTAAGCGTAAATGGTTAAATGTATTTGAGTACTTAAACCAATAAATACATAACTATGAAACTAACCGATATTACAGACGATCCTTTATTTGAACGCGGCAAAGCTCCACGTAGCTTATGTATTAGCCGTATACCAGACGATAAACTAGGTGCCAGCCAGTTAGCCAGCTGTAAAAGCCAAGGCCTACGTGCCAGAGACGGCGATAAAAGCCATTTAATTGGACACGGTGGCAGTAAGGTGCGTATTACTGTAGGCGGCAAGAAGATCAAAGGCAAGAAGTATGGCGGACCACTTCCAGACTATGGAACCCGTAAAGGCCAGAGATGAAAATATTAGATATTATCAAAGAAGGTGATATAGCAGATGTAGCCAAGAGATCTGGAAACTACGATGCAGGATATTACACTGTAGGAGATACACATGCTAGGGGTGTAGGTTCTGCAGAACCATGGGACAATCAAATGTCATGGCCTGGAGCTAGTTCAGGAGATGAAAACTTTAGTAATGATATTGCAACATACATTCCGAAAGGAAGCGTTGTGGTAATTAGTTTAGGTGCAAATGATGTAGTAAAACCTCCTAAAGGATCTAAAGAACTTGACGCTCCAGATGTTATTGCAAGTCGCATTAAACAAGTTATAGATGCTAGTAACAGTAGAAAAAATAAAACAATATTTTTATTGTTTCCAGCGGGTCCAAAAGACAACAAATGGTATAAGCGTAGAATAGAAGTTAGAACAGCTATAGAAAAGGCTATTGGAGATAGTGCATCTTTTAAGTATGACCTTAATGATGCTCCTATGCAATCAGATGGTATACATGCCACTTATGTTACCTATAAAAATATAGCAGATGTAGTTGTTGACAAATTCCCATTGGCAGGGTTTGGCGCAAAAACTTCAGACAAACCAGAAGATAAAACAGCCGATAAGAAAGATAACAAACCTACTACAAATACTACACCCGCGCCCACACAGTCAGTAAGTAATCCAGGATCGGGTGTACCACTTAAAGGTACTTTGATTGTTAACAGTCCTTACGGAACACGTAATGGCAAACCACACTATGGTGTAGATCTAAAAGCCGCATCAGGTACTCCATTGCTAAGTCCTATTGATGGTAAGATAATGAAAGCAGGTGAAGAAGGAGCATGTGGCGGTAGTATTACAGTCTTGTCTGCTGACGGTAAAGAACAGCATAGATTCTGCCACATTAAGAAATTCAATGTAAGTGTTGGTCAGGAAGTTAAAGCTGGAGATGTAATAGGTCTAACAGGCGGTGCCAAAGGCGATCCTATGGCAGGCAATGCTACTGGACCTAACTTGCATTGGGAAAAGAAAATCAACGGCAGTCTAGTAGATCCAATGAAAGGCACAATGAGTCCTGGCCAAGGACCTATGATTAAACCTAATATTCCAAAGAGTAATCCAGCTACAATTAGTTCTTCAGCTGTTAGCGATTATCTAAAATCTAAAGGCATGGATGACATACATAGAATAGCTATACTAGCCAACATTCAAGGAGAATCAAGTTTTACTCCAGGGGTGATAATTACTGACAGAAATGGGTTGCCAAGTGGAGGCCTATTCCAACACAACGGCCCACGCTATGATGCTATGACCAAAGCTGTTCCAGACTGGCAAACTAACTGGCAAGGACAGGTGGATTACGCACTTGGCGAACCTGCTGGTCAGAAGTTTCTCAATACCAATTACAAAACAGTTAATGATGCTATTGCAGATTGGTTAGATAAATTTGAAATTACAGCAGATCCTATAGGTGATCTTTCTAAGAGAGAAAAATTCGCTAGCCAGTTTGCCTAGGCATAAATTAGTATATGAATTTTATAGGTAATTTATTAATTGCTCCTCCAGCCGTCAAAGGCAACTTTTGGTACAAGACTGTGATAATGATCACAGAACATCACAGTCATGGAAGTGTGGGACTTGTAATCAACAAACGCAGTAGTCTTAGCATTAGAGACTTTGGTAATCAAATAGGTATACCGTTAAACATTGAAGGCTATGTTTATCAAGGCGGCCCTGTTAATCCACAAAGTCTTAGTTTTTTACACAGTAATGAATGGCACAGTAAAAACACACTGAGAATAAATGAAACATTTAGTCTAAGTAGTGCAGATGACATTTTGCCTAGACTGGCTATGGGTGATCAGCCCTTACGTTGGCGCATGTTTTTAGGCTTATGCGGTTGGGGACCTGGACAACTAGCAGGAGAACTCAAAGGAACTCCTCCCTGGCGCAAGGAGCATAGTTGGTGTACCAGTAGTGCCGATTTGGATTTGATATTTGAATCGGATCAAAAAGATCAGTGGTGCTCGGCACTGGATCGCAGTGGATTAGAATTCGCTCAAAATATACTTTAATCTTAGTGTAATTGGATTTGACATAAGTATTAGTATGAGCGTATAATATATACTTCATAGGTTGGGTCTGTAACACAATCAGAAAGAGGTAAATCAAATGGCAGATACTCTGCTACTTAATGCTGACGGCTTGCCAGTTTCATACATGCCGTTGAGTACTATAATTTGGGAAGACGCTATCAAGTACATGGTTTTGGATAAAGCCGATGTTCTAGCTTGGCACGATAATTGGATTGTACATTCAGCCAATTGGTCTACCCCAGTACCTAGTGTTATGATGCTACGTGAATACATGAAACCAAAAGTTACTATTCGTTTCAGCCGTAGTAATGTCTACCTACGAGACAACTGTGAATGCCAATACTGTGGTAAGCACATTGAACGCAAGGAAGCTACATTAGACCATGTACAACCAGTTTCAAAGGGTGGTACCAGTACTTGGGAAAACTGTACAACTGCTTGCGGACCATGTAATGCCAGCAAGAGTGACAGCACTAAAGGTTGGAGACCAAAGATCAAACCTTACAAGCCAGAGTTCTATGAACTTGTAAATAAGCGTAAGAAGCTAGGCTTCGAAAACGTAAGGTATAAAGAATGGAACCAATTTCTAAATTAAAAAAAGTGTTATGGTGTACCCTAGGATTTTTACTCCTAGGGTTAGCCTATATAGGACTAGTCACTCCTGGAATTCCTTGGAGCACTCCTACAGTAGGTGCCGCCTATTGTTTTGCTAAAGGCAGTGAACGTATGCACAACTGGCTAATGAATCATAAGATCTTTGGCCCGTTTCTTCGCGGCTGGGCAGAGAAGCGTGTTTTTCCAGTTCGAGCACGTTGGCTAATGGTGTTGACCATGGACTCTAGTTTGATTATCATGTGGTTTACCACTCATAATGTTAAGGCAGTAGTTTGCACAGGTATCTTTATGGCTCTAGTAGCATGGTGGGCAATGGCTTATCCTAAAACACCAGAAGAATACGACGAACGCAAAGCTAACGGTAAAAAGATAGGTTGGTTCGGATAAGTTTATAAATAGTAGTACTTTATAACAGGAGTACTACTCATGAAGAAGATTATTCTAGGCTTGGTTCTAGCCTTAGTTGCTGTCAGCAGTTTCGCATGGACACAACGTCAACCATTCCCCGTACAACAGTGTCAAGTACATGCTCCGTACGGGTTTCCACAAACACAACGTCAACTACAGCCATTATGCCAACAGGCATATCTAGTAGGATACGATGCGGCCGCTAAACTACCTAATTATGTTATGTATGAATTGTTACCACAAAATGCATTAGGTTGTGTAGCACGTACTAACGCATTTGCCGCTAATCAGTTCATTCCTAATGGTGCAGTTCCACAAGACTATGCTGGTACTGGTTACGATAAAGGACACATGGCTCCAGATGGAGACTTGAGTTGGGATCCGCAAGTTGAATATGAAAGTTTTTTGATGACAAATATGTCACCACAAGCAGGTTCTTTAAATCGCGGAATTTGGAAATTGTTGGAGACTTCTGTCCGCGGATGGTCAGTCCAGAGAAATCAGAGCTACACAGTTATTGCGGGCGGCTTATATGGTCCTGGCGATAAGACAATCGGTAAAGGTGTAGTTGTTCCACACGGTTTCTACAAGATTGTTATCAACAATGCTACTAAAGAAATCGCAGGTTGGGGATTCCCACACGTTGCACCATATCCAAACTTAGGCAATGACCTAACTAAATTCCGTGTTCCAGTTGCTACAATTGAACAGGACGCAGGTATCAAGTTTTCTTTCCCACAAGGTGCAGTAGAACTACAACCAGGCAAAGAATGGCCTGTAGACTTCGGAGCATTAACCAATGCTAAACGTGCTAAATGCGGTGCTAACGCATCTGCAGACTGATCCAGACGATAATACTGATAAATATCCAGTATACCCAGAAGATAATGGCACAGATCGTCCAAGAAATCCTTATAGCCCTGTGTAAAGACATTTACTATGGGCTAGCAAGATTAGGGTGCGGATTAGCTGGAATTTATTATGAAGAAGAGTCTTGATTATAGTTTTTTTGAAGAATACGTAGGTCGTTTAAACGATCTATGGGAAAACGAAAATTGGCAAAAAGTCAATCATCACGATAAGACCAACGGACTTAGTCAAAAGGCTGTTAATTCTTATCGTCGTGAGCATCCCGGCAGTAAACTACAAACTGCCGTTACTACCAAACCTAGTAAGTTAAAGGCAGGCTCCAAAGCCGCTAAACGCCGTAAGAGTTTCTGTGCTCGTATGAGTGGTAACAAAGGGCCAATGAAAAAGCCTAATGGTAAACCTACTCCTAAAGCTCTAGCACTACGCCGTTGGAACTGTGAAAGCATTGAAGAAATGCGCCAGCTTATCGAATATGCTGAACAAGAAATCGCTAGAGAAAAGATGCTGGCGGAAAGCTCCAAGAACAGCAATACAACAGCACAAAAAATATTCTTTGCCCGCAGTAATAAAGCACCTAAAGGTTGGAGTTATGATCATGTGGGATTTATCACTCAGGATGGACGACAAATTCAAATGAGTGGACATAAAGGCAATGATGTATATGTTACTAACGATGTAACTGATGATCCAGAGTTTCCTAAACAAAATATCAAAATTGTATCATTATCAAAACCAGTATCGATTCCTACAACTAACTCAGTAGGAGCAGAAAATTGCGGAACATTTGTGGCAAATGTATTGCAGGCAAATGGTATAAAAGGCATTGATACTCAAAAAATATATAGCGTGTTCAAACAACCACATAAGCAAGATGTGTCAGAAGGTGGCGGAGCCCAACAAGCGGCAATTGCTATAGCTAAACGTGAAAGCGGTAAGTATACCAAAGACGGCAAGCGTAAAAAATGAGACTAAAAGAGTTTGATCGCAGTCACAACACGCCTGATAGTTCTATTAGTTTAGATCCGCATCGTGGCGACTATGAACTACGCAACTATCACAAGTTGGACAAATATCTTTCCGAACTATGTGACCTCGTAGAGAAAGGACAGCGTAGTGGCAAAGACTTTGGTATGGTGGCTGCTGGATTACTTCCACTAAAAGGCGAGTATATGGCTCGTCTTAATCGTCCTGGTAAGAATGGACGCATACATGCAGAACATGCAGTCATAGAAGATTTTATTAAAAAATACGGCAGTATTCCAGAAGGCAGTGTTATCATAACAACACTAAGTCCATGTAATACTCCTATGGATGAGCGTGATGGACCTAGCTGTGCTGACTTATTAAATGAGCATGGAATACAAAAAGTCTATTGTGGTTATATTGATCCTACACAACACGATGGCGCAGAAGACGATCGTGAATACAATCTAGTTGAAACACAAAACAAAGAACTACGCACACGATGCGAAAAGTTTGCAGATACCTTCTTAGATAAAGTACACGAAAACTTTGCTGATGGACGTCATCCAGAAGACAAAGGCGATAGCAAAAGCTATCACGTGCCAACTAAATCGAGTGTAAGTAGTCTACGTAAGTTTGCCAAAGGACATCATGGACGTGCGGCACAATTAGCACACTGGATGGCTAATATGAAATCAGGACATAAAAAATGAAAAGATTATTGTTAATAGCAGTACTAGTTCTAAGTGGTTGTAGCACAATTAAAGATAACATTCCTAGCTTTTGGGATCCTAATCAAAGTAAGATAGTAACAGACATACAACAGTCAGCTAGACATATTGATTGCACAGCAGATCTAACACCACAACTGCACAATTTGTTTTTACAAGTTGAATGGTATGATATCTATGCCAACACCAAAGGCACACATGACATGGCCTTATTAGATCAAGTGATGTTAAACACAATTAAAGAGTTTCAAACTAGGGCCGAGTCAGGTCCAATTAGCCCATTGTATTGTGATATGAAGAAGAAAGTCATAGTACAACAAGCTGACATAATCGCAACTACAGTTCAAGGGCGCTTTTAACTTTTAGTTTTAAGACCTTTGTTCCAAGGAATTCTTCCTTTAGCGGCATCTGACATCTTTTTCCTGGCTTCATCAGAAAATATTCTAGTTTTGCTTATAGCTATTAATTTTTCTTTTACATGATCTGGCATTTTACGGCCAGTATTTGCTTTAAGAAGTTTTTCTTTATGTTCCGGAGTCAACACTTTCTTACCTTTAAGAGCATTAGATAATTTTTCTCTATGCTCTTTTGTTTTAGTAGGAAGTTTGCGGCCTTTATTTGCTTTTGAAATCTTTTCTTTAGTTTCTTCAGTATGTTTAGTAAATCCTGTTGATCCATACCCATTTGATTTATTAAGCCAGCTACTATTAAACTTAGCATCAAATGTTGTAAGAACTTTCTTTTCGCATTTTAGTGCTTGATCAGCACGTTCAAACACTTTACGCACTTGAAATTCAAATGCATCTTTTCCGTGTTCTTTAACTAAATCTTTTATGTATGATGATGATGTAAAGTATGTGTTCCAAAATTGTTCTGGATTGGCAACTTTTTTTCCGCTATTGGCATAACTTGCTCCGTAATAAAATTGTCCCGTAGGTTTGAATTTAATTAGGTAAGTATAAGGTTGATAAATATTCATGCTGATTGCTCCTTGAAAGCATTAGAGTAGTTGGGAATTCCACTTCCGCGAACTACAACTATATTTATCAAGGGAGATTCTAATGAGCGATCAATTACAACAAGTAGCACAAAGCGGTGATCAATGGGCGGCTGAACGTGCTAACTATGCACTACAAGTTCATCAAGCAGTTACATCAGGACAAATGAGCGCAGACGAAGCCAAAGAAGTATTGCAAGATATGATTGCTACACAGCAACTACAAGAACAAGCCAATGCAGACCATGTTAAGGCCGCATTGTTCTTTGGCATTATGCAGTTGATTAGTTTATACGGCTAAACACATCTTTAAGGCCTATCACTAAGTCTTCAATCATACCATCATCATGAAACGGAGTAGGTGCAAAACGTAACCGCTCCGTTCCTACATCAACTGTGGGATAGTTGATAGCTTGTACATAAATGCTGTGATCATTTAGTAGTGCATCGCTCATAGCTTTAGCACGTTTGGCATCTCCTACTAGTACAGGTACAATATGACTTGTACTACATTCCATTACAGGAATACCAGCGGCTTTTAATCTATATTTTAATTTTCTAGCACGTTCTTGATGTTTGTCACGTACTTCATTATGATCTCTAAGCCATTTGATAGCGGCTAACGCACCACTACAAGTAACAGGACTCATCGATGTTGTAAAGATGAATCCAGCGGCTACGCTACGAATAGCGTCGGCTACAATCTTATCGCAAGCAATGTAGCCACCCTGGACTCCAAAGGCCTTTCCCAAGGTTCCGTTGATTATATCAATCTTGTCTTCAAGCCCAAGTTCTTCTACCTTACCACCACCCTGCG